AGGAACCTGAATTTATTAAACCATATTTTGGTTTACGTTTATTTCCAGTATGGCACGTTGGTACAGATTATTTATCTGAAATTGCTAAAAATTGGTATGATTATTTAATATCTAAAGGTGTTGTATTTCATTGGGAAACTAAAGTAGAATCTATTGATTTTAAAAATAACCGAGCTTACACACATAATGCCGATATCACATATGATGAACTTATTTTCGGTGTAGGCAAATCAGGTATTGACTTTGCTCAAGAATTAGCAAACGAATACAAACTCCCAGATGAACCTAAATCAGTACAAATTGGTGTTCGATTTGAAGCACCACAAGAACACTTCCAAAAACTAATCGATATTTCATATGACTTTAAGTTGTATAGAAAATTTGATGATGAAGGAGTATCATTACGTTCATTCTGTACAAATAATAATGCTGCTTATGTTGCTGTAGAGGAAACATATGGAGATCACAGTTACAATGGTCACGCTAAAAAAGATGAAGCTTATAGAAACAACATGACTAATTTTGGTATCTTGATGGAAATTAATGGTATTGAAGATCCGTTTACTTGGTCACGTGAAGTTGTAAATAAATTACAATCAAACGGAACTGGTTTATATTATAGTCCATCTCGTACACCATCAACTACATCTGAAGGTAATGATGTGACTTCAACTCAAATTAGTTTAGATACACTCACTCATGTTGTAGAACCAGCAATGGGTGGTTATTTTAAATATGTTATGGACTTTATTATGGATATGAAAAAAGTATTCCCTACACTTGGAGATGATTGGGGTATGTATATTCCTGAAGTAAAATATCTATCACCTGAGGTAAAAGTAGATTATAATAATCTTAGTCTAGTAGATTATCCTAACGTACATTTCGTAGGTGATGCTTTAAGTGCACGTGGTATTACAGTATCAGGAGCACAAGCAATTTATGTAGCAGAAAGTTTTTTAAAATAAAAGTTATGAAAATCGGATTTTGTGGAACAATTTCAGTTGGTAAAACAACACTAGTTAATGCATTAAGAGAATTACCTGAATTTGCAGACTATGAATTTAGAACAGAGCGTTCAAAATATTTACGTGATTTAGGTATTCCATTAAACACTGACTCAACATTAAAAGGTCAATTTGTATTTTTAGCTGAGCGTTCAAGTGAATTATATTTAGATAATGTAATTACTGATCGTACTGTTATTGATGTAATGGCATTTACGCGTTTAGCACATTCAATTCCATATTATATAGGTGATACGTTAAACGAAGTTGCCGCTCATTTATTGCGCGAATATGACTATATTTTTTACGTTTCACCTAATGGTGTTGAATTAGAGGATAATGGAGTACGTGCTATAGATGCAGAATATCGAATGGAAATCGATCAAGAAATTTGTAAAATTATCGAAAAACACAAAACTAAAATCCCTCATTTTGCTCGACTATCAGGTACTACCGAGGAGAGAATTAAGAAATTGAAACAAGTAATGGGTCTCTAATATTTATAAATAAAATTAGACAATGAAAAAATCTCGTTTACTCGAAATCATACGTGAAGAAGTAACCGGAGCCCTAGATGAAATCCTTTACTCAGGCCCAGCTTCTTTAAAAGAACCTAAAGTTCAACAAGCTCTTTCAAAAATGCAAGGTGCTGAAAAAGCAGATGCTATAAAAGGAATTACAACTGGAGCAAATCCTCTTAACCTCGAAGAAAAAATAAAAAAAATAGCTGAAAAATACCAACTTGATGAAGAAACCATCAATGAAATGGCTAGTATTAAACAGTTAAAAAGCGAATTAGCAAGACAAGGAAAAGAAGCCGAATTAAAAGCGGTTACTGATGCAGAACGTGCTGCTTTAGATACTTTAAAAGCAGACCCTACAATTACCTCAGATGGACGATTAAAAGGATACGTTCCTACACTTAAAAAAGAATTGTTAAATACACATAATATCAAATTACAAGATTTATTATCTAAAGTAGCTGGTAAAGCTGAAGATGATGGTGTTAAATTTAGCAGCGATATTGCTACTAATACAATTGAAAAAGATGCTGCCAATCAATTAACTGGAAAAGAACCAGGACAACGTGGTAGAAAAGCAGATCCTAACAAACCTGAAAAACCAGCTTCTACAGGTAAAAAAGGAAGACCAGCAGGTGAACCTAAAGCAAAAGTAGCTACTCGTACACCTGGAGATGATGGATTTGATAAAATAGAATATTCAGATGTAGATGGTGAAGATAAAGAAGCAACACAAAATATAGGTAGTGATTCAACCGCAAAAGAATTAGGTACTTTAGCTACAGGTAAAGAAGACACATTCAACAGAATTTTAGGTTTAGTTACAAAATATAAAGATGATAAAGCTAAAGTTGATGCTTTTATTTCTAAAGCCGAAAACGAATATAAACTCCCAGTTTCATTATTAAAACAATTAAAACTCGCCGCTGGTAGAGATGTTGAAATATGATCCAAGATAAAACATTCCAACTAAAGCTATCCCATCTTATTATAGGTGGGATACTTTTATTGTTACTAGTATTTTTATTTAAATGTGATGTTGAAAAACCTACACCAACTGACAAATACGAAAAACAAAAACAGGAAATTGAGCGACTAAAAAATAATATTGAAGTATTAAAATTTGGTCAAAAAGTTTTAAACAAACAACTCGATCAACAAAATCATATTGTTGATTCATTAAATATAGAAATTAAACACACCGAAAAAGAGCTACAAACAACACGCACCTATTATGGCAACAAAATTAAAGATCTTACTAGTGCTTCTAATACTGAGCTCGAGCAGTTTTTCTCAGACCGTTACAGATAAAATTTGTTTTTCACACGATAAAGCACGAACTATTGCAATTGACCTTACACGAGGTGATTCAGCTATTGCTGAATTGAAAGTTGTAAACAAGATGGTATGGCAGTTAAATGAAAAAATTGACGCCAAAGATAGCACAATTAGTATTTACGTATCTAAAGAAAAAAATTATCTTAAGCAAGTAGCAGACTATGAAAAGATTGTTACTGTACAAGATACTGTAATTAAAGGATTAGAAAAAGACGTTAAAGATCTAACTCGCAAAAACACTAACTTAAAGAAAGGTATTAAATGGTTAGGTGGAGGATTCGTGTCTTCCATACTTATTCTTCTTACATTTACCATAATTAAGTAATGGAAGAAAAAAGTTTAAAACAAGTTGTCCGCGAGGAGTATATAAAGTGTGCCCAATCACCGGCATATTTTATGAAAAAATACTGCCAGATCCAGCATCCGAAGCGTGGGCGAATGCCTTTTAACCTTTACCCATTCCAAGAAAAAGTACTTACTCTATTTCAAGAAAATCCTTACTCAATAGTACTTAAATCTCGCCAGTTAGGTATCTCAACATTATCTGCAGGTTATTCTTTATGGTTAATGATATTCCATGAAGATAAAAACGTACTTTGTATTGCAACAAAACAGGAAACCGCTAAAAATATGGTTACCAAGGTAAAATTCATGTATGAAAATTTACCTTCTTGGTTAAAATTTGCAAATAAACCCGACGAAGCAAACAAATTAACACTTCGACTACCAAATGGATCTCAAATTAAAGCAGTTGGTGCATCTGCAGATGCAGGTCGATCAGAAGCCGTTTCTTTATTGATTATAGATGAGGCCGCCTTTATTCACAACATTGGTGAGATTTGGGCCTCAGCTCAACAAACCTTAGCTACTGGTGGTGGATGTATCGCTTTATCTACACCTTATGGTACTGGTAACTGGTTTCATAAAACATGGGTTGCTGCTGAAATGGGTGAAAATAGTTTCTTACCTATTAGATTACCTTGGCAAGTACATCCTGAACGAGATCAATCATGGAGAGACCAACAAGATGCTGATTTAGGTATTCGAATGGCAGCTCAAGAATGTGACTGTGACTTTACAACATCGGGTGATACAGTATTCACCCCTGAAGATATTACTTTTTACGAACAATTTCACGTGAAAGAACCTCTAGAAAAACGTGGTATTGATCAAAATCTATGGATTTGGGAACCAGCGGATTATTCGAGGAGTTATCTGATCGTAGCTGATGTAGCGCGTGGCGATGGCAAGGATTATTCGGCGTTTCACATCTTTGATGTCGAAACATTCACTCAGGTAGGTGAATATAAGGGCCAAATTAATACAAAAGATTATGGACATTTACTAGTAAGCATTGCAACGGAATACAACAATGCCTTATTAGCAGTCGAAAATCAAAGCGTAGGTTGGTCAACCGTACAAACCATTTTAGACAGAGGTTATCAAAATTTCTATTATTCACCAAAAGGTGGAGCAAATAATGTAGATTCTTTCTTTGATCCTTATATGGATCACAGTAAAATGACCCCAGGCTTTACAATGTCGAATACAACTCGCCCCATAGCAATTGGAAAATTTCAAGAAGCTGTTATGGATAAAGGAGTTGTTTTTTATTCTGCTCGTTTAATGGAGGAAATGAAAGTATTTATATGGAGAAATGGCAGAGCAGAAGCACAACAAGGATACAATGATGACCTAGTAATGGCATTTTGTATTGGCTGTTACTTACGTGAAACCGCATTTAAACTTAGAACAAGTAATATGGAAATGACTAAAAGTATGTTAAATGGTATAGGTAATTCTCGTACTACATATGCTGGAGGTTATTCCAATGGGCCTAGTTATGCTGATAAGTATAACAATAACCCATTTCAAATAGACAACCCTTACTCAAACGGCAAAGAAGACATTTCTTGGCTTATATAAAATAGAATATGGCAGATACAGGATTATTTACACGATTAAGACGACTATTTTCAACTGATGTTATCATTCGAAACGAAGGAGATAACCAATTGAAAGTATTTGATATAAACAAAATCCAAATTTCAGGTGAATACGAAACTAATGCGTTAGTAGATAGATTCAATCGTATCTATACTAACTCACACACCTCAATTTATGGATATCAAAGCAGCTTTAATTACCAAACTTTACGCCCCACACTTTATTCCGAATATGATTCAATGGATACAGATGCTATCATTGCTTCTGCCTTAGATATCTTATCTGATGAAAGTACATTACGTAATGATATGGGTGAAGTGTTACAAATTCGCTCATCTGATGAAGATGTACAAAAAATTCTATACAATTTATTCTATGATGTATTAAATGTAGAATTTAACTTATGGCCTTGGATTCGTAATATGTTGAAATATGGTGATTTCTTTTTAAAACTAGAAATTGCTGAAAAATTTGGTGTGTATAATGTAATTCCTTACAATGCATTCCATATTGAAAGACAAGACGGATACGATAAAGATCACCCAAATTCAGTACGTTTTCGCTTTGACCCCGATGGTATTTCATCACCTTCAGATTATGGTTATTATAATGTTCCAAACTCTGGTGGTCAAGCAAATTCAATATATTTTGACAATTATGAAATGGCACATTTCCGTTTATTAACGGATACTAACTTTTTACCTTATGGTAGATCATATTTAGAGCCTGCTCGTAAATTATTTAAACAATATATTATGATGGAGGATGCGATGTTGATTCACCGTATTGTTCGCGCACCTGAAAAACGTATATTCTATATCAATGTTGGAAACATTGCACCTGCTGAGGTAGAAAACTTCATGCAGAAAACAATTTCCAAAATGAAACGTACTCCTTATATTGACCAACAAACTGGTGATTATAACTTGAAGTACAACATGCAAAACCTACTTGAAGACTTCTACATCCCAGTACGTGGTAATGATCAAGCAACTAAAATTGATAATTTAGCAGGTTTACAGTGGCAAGGTATTGAAGACGTTACCTACTTACGTGATAAATTATTTGCTGCCCTTAAGGTGCCTAAAGCATTTATGGGTTACGAAAAAGATTTGACTGGTAAAGCTACATTAGCTGCTGAAGATATTCGATTTGCACGTACAATTGAACGTATTCAACGTATTGTAGTATCTGAGTTGACTAAAATTGCATTGGTTCACTTATATGCTCAAGGATATCGTAACGAAAGCATGACAAACTTTGAATTATCATTAACTACACCTTCAATTATTTACGATCAAGAAAGAGTAGCATTAATGAAAGAAAAAGTTGATCTAGCTACTCAGATGATGGAAAATAAAATCCTTCCTACTGATTGGATCTATGAAAACTTATTCCATTTAAGTGAAGATCAATATGATGAATATAGAGACTTACTTTTACAAGATGCCAAACGTAAATTCCGTATTGCACAAATTGAAAATGAAGGTAATGATCCACTTGAAACTGGAAAATCTTATGGTACTCCACATGATTTAGCTTCTTTGTATGGTAGAGGCAGATATGAAGCAACTAATGTACCTTTAGGTTATGATGAAGATGCTGAATTAGGCCGACCAGAAGAAAAGGTAACCGATAAAAATACCCAAGATAATGCTCTTGGAAAAGACAGACTTGGAACAGACGGTATTAAAAAAGACGGAGATGAATCAAATTCAATTAAACCTCAATATAAAGGTAACAGTCCATTAGCTCTTGAAACTAAAGGTAAACCTAATCCTAACAAAAGAATGTTTAACGATATCAAAAACCAACACAAACAAATGATTTTTGAATCAGACATTAGGGGGAATTCACTATTAGATGAATCACAAATACGAGAGTAAGGAAATTCTATATATTTATAAATAAACAAATATTTACAAGAATGCAAGTTAAACATTCAAAGTATAAAAATACGGGTATCCTCTTTGAACTTTTAGTTCGCCAGATCACCACAGACACACTGGATGGAAAGGATTCCCCGGCTAAAGATATACTTAAAAAATATTTCGTTAAGTCGGAATTGGGTCGTGAGTATAAGTTATATGAAACGTTACTTAAAAGAACATCATTAACTGAAGGTAAAGCAAACGTTGTAGTAGATACATTAATCGAATCTTCTAAAACATTAAATAGAGGAGCTATTAAACGTCAAAAATATAATTTGATTAGCGAGATTCAAAAACACTATGATTTAAACGAGTTTTTTAATCACAAGCTACCAAACTATAAAATGTTTGCTGCATTCTATACGTTAACTGAAATCGCAAGTGCTCAACATACTATTGATCCTGATCAAGCTATTAACAATAAAGTAACTATTTTAGAGCATTTAACCGCTGCTAAAATTACTGAAAGTAAAGTACGTGATGAGGTAATGGGTGAATTTGAAAAAGCGGATAAAGATGTTCGTTTTCTAGCGTATAAAATGGTATTAGAAAGTTTTAATACAAAATATAACGATTTACACCCCCGTCAAAAAGAAATTCTTAAAGAATTTATTACTTCGGTTGATAATAAACCACGTTTAAAAGAATTTTATACTGCTAAAGTAGTTGAAATTAAAGAAGAATTAACTGCATTAAATGCTCATACTAAAAATGAAGCAACCAAAATAAAAATCAACGAAATTATCAATATTATCCAAATACCAGCTAAAACAGCTAAAATTACTGATAATGATTTAGTTGACTTGTTACAGTATTATGATTTAATTAACGAGTTAGAAACTGTAAATGGAAAAAATTAAAGACATAATTCGCAAGAAACTAGCAGAAATGAGCGCTACCGGAATGGGTGGTGCTTCATTTACTTCTGGTCAAGGAATGAATTATGCTACCCCAAAGGCATTTAAAAAAACAAAAAATATTAAAGAAGGTCCCGGAGCAACTTTGGGAATGGGTCCAAGTGCTGGTCCTGAAGGTGTTAAAAATAATGCTTATGTAAAGCAGTTTAAATATACACTAGTACCTAAAAATCCTAAACCAAAGTCATTTGATATTAAAAAACTTTGGGAAGATGAAACACTAAACGAAATGAATGATGTTCAAAAAAGACGCATTGCTTCGTTAGACGAAATTGAAGAATTAATGAACGAAATTCAACCATTAGTTTCAAATGCAAAAAATGAAACAGTTGAATTATATAGCGGGAATGCTGGTTCATATGATATCAATAAACCAATTGAAATAGTTTTAAGCTATTTAAAAGAAATAAAACAACTCTTATCAGAAAAATAATGAAAAAGACATTACAAGATCAGTATTTGTTAATCAAAGAAGGTAAAGGGCACATTGGTGTTTTCCTTACAGAGGCAAAACGCGAATTTCCTCATATTGTACGCAATGCTGCTACGTTTGATGAAGCAGTAGCATCACTCAAAACAAAAAACATTATTTCAGAAAATGTACTTTCTGTAATACCTGCTATGATGGATCGTCCTAAAAAAGAATCTTACGAAACTGCTTTTGAAGCATTTTTAGCTGAAGCAAAAAAGAAAAATGAAGACGAGAAAGTTAAAGCAGAAGAGAAAAAAGTTTCTAAACCTGTAGAAGAAGACCTTGAAAAAGCATTCAATTACTCAGATGAAAAAAACCCTGATAACATGATCTTTGATCAAATTATGACGGGTTACTATGCTGAAATGAAAGATCCTAAAAATAGTGATAAAACGATGCAAGAATTAAAAGACATCGTATTTAAAAATTTATCAAAAGATCAAATTTATTATACTAAAAATGCTCAATTTGGAGTTAAAGACTTAGGATATGTAACTGAAGCACCTGGTTTAGGTGAACCAAAAGAAGCTAAAGGTAAATACAAATTTTCAGGCTATGGTGACTTAAATGAAGGTGTAGAAAAATTTATGTCAGATGTTAAAGATGCTATAACTAAAAAAGGTGATAAAAAATTCTCACCTGAAGAAATTAAAGCTAAATTAAAGCAAAAACGCGAAGAAGAACTTAAACGTAGAAAAGAATCAGGTGAATCACTTGAAGAACTTTCTGTTCGTAAAGCTATTCAAGAAATGATTGATAATGAAATGGAAGAAGCGTATCAATTAGTAAATATTAATCCACAAAAAAGCGATAAAGAAAGAGGTGAAAGAGAACCACAACCTTTTAAAATGTCCTATGTTGATCCTTCTGTAATAGATTCACTTACAAAAAATCAACATTTAAGAATCCTTAGAAGCCCATCTAACCCAGAAAATATTACGCTTGCTATTCGTGCTAGATTTGTTCCAACATCTGCTAAAAATGTAGGAAAAAATACAGATAATCTAGATAAACTCCCACTAGATATCCCATCAGATTTTAAAAACTTTTTAACTGATAAAAATAATATCACTGGAGAAAAACAACTTCCAACTAAAGAAGGAGTTACTGAATTATATAAAATTCTTAGTAATGCTACTTTGAACAAAAACGGTAGTCTTGTGTTAAAAGTTCCAAATCCAAATTATGAAAAAACAATGGAATCTTTACAAGAAAGTGTTGAAAAAGATTTAGCTGATATTAACAAAGAAGCAGAACATGAAGTTTTACAAGCTAAATTAGATAAAATTGATGCTTTAATTGACCATAGACGTTCTAAACTTACTAAACTTGACGAAGATGAGGATATGAAAGCCTTAACTGACAAGAAAAAAGTTAAAGAACTTGAAAAAGACATTAAAAAATTAGAAGTAGCTCGTAAAAAAGTTGAAAAAATGATGTCGAAATTCAAAGGTAAAAAATCAACTTCTAAAGATGTAATTGATGAAGTAGAAGATGACGAAGAACTTCCACTTGAAACCCCAGCAGAAGCATCAGCTGAATATTTAGAATATAAAGAAGATGCTGAAAATCGTTACGATGCTGGAGAAAGTATTGATTCAATTCTTGACAACTATAATAATATTTCTCAAGATATGAAAGATATGCTTCGTAATGATCTAGAAGGTAAAATGGACGGAATGGATTATTAATTATGAGCAAGCAACTCTTAATAGAAACTAGACACTTTAGCCCAAAACCACTTTCATTGTTGGAAGGGATGAAAACTAATGGAAATGTTTTCGTTGAAGGTATATTAGCTACTGTTGAAGTTAAAAATGGTAATGGCCGTTATTATCCTAGAGAATTGTGGGAACGTGAAATCGACAACTTTGCACGTAAAATCCAACAGAGATCCACTGAAACATGTGGTGAATTAGACCACCCAGACTCACAAGTAATTAACCTTAAAAATGCATCTCATGCAATACGTGAATTGTACTGGAAAGGTGATGAAATATGGGGTAAAGTAGAAATTTTCTCTGATATGGGTGACCTAGGTACTTCTTCAGGCCGCATAGCAGGTGCATTAGTTAGAAATGGTTTATTAATTGGAATTTCTTCTCGTGGAATGGGTTCATTAAAACAAGTAGGTGAAATAATGGAGGTACAAGACGACTTCGAATTATTAACTTGGGATTTAGTTTCTAACCCATCCAACCCAGATTCATGGATGAAAAACGGTGCATTAAATGAATCTCGTACTACATATTTAGACTCATACGCTAAAACAAATTCACTTATTACCGAAATTTTGTGTGCTAAAGGCACGTGTCCAATATTTTAAAATATGCAAACCGGTGAAAAATTGCCCTCTTTTTGAGGGCTTTTTTTTTTCTTTGCGACTTTAACGTGTTTGCTACATACATATAACTCGAATATGCCACCTCCCTCATATCTTATGTGGCATCGATATAAAAAATTCTATTACGTTTCTTAATAAACGTATTTTCCCAACAAAATAATTTAGGAAAAATGGCAACAAACAGAGATTTGCTCAAAGAAGCAATTGCTGATGCTAAAGCTGTTAAAGAAACTGCTATCGCAAACGCAAAAGCCGCTCTAGAAGAAGCCTTCACACCTCAAATGCACGCTATGTTTGCCGCAAAACTTCAAGAAATGGAAAAAGAAGATGTTGAAGAAATGTACGGTAAATCTGAAGATGAAAAAATGGAAGAAACTAAAGACATGAAAATGGATGAAGTTGATGAAGTTTATGAAGCTGAAGATGACAAACTAGAAGAACTTGATTTGGAAGAGCTTTTACGTGAGCTAGAACTAGAAGAAGGGGAAGAAGTTGAAGAAGCCTTAAACGAAGCCGAAGAAGAGGAAGAAGAATCTGAAGAAGAGGAAGAAGAATCTGAAGAGGGTGAAGACGAAGGTGAACCACTTGACCTCGAAGACATGACTGACGAAGATCTTAAATCAATGATTGAAGATGTTATCAAAGACATGATTGAATCAGGCGAACTTGAAGCTGGCCACGAAGGTGGTGAAGAAGAGGAAGCCGAAGAAGTAGGAATTGAAGATGAAGAAGAAATTAATCTAGAAGAATTGCTTCGCGAAATCGAAGAAACGGAAGAAATTGATTCTTTAGAAGAGGCTAAAAAGAAAAAAGAAGAGAAAAAAGAAGAGAAAGAAGAAGAAGACAAGAAAAAAATGAAAAAAGATCTTGACGAAGCTTATTCTGTAATTAATTCTCTTAAAGCTGAATTGAATGAAATTAATTTGTTAAATGCTAAATTGCTTTATACAAATAAAATCTTCAAATCTAAAAACTTAAACGAAAACCAAAAAGTGAAAGTGTTAAGTTCTTTTGACAAAGCAACAACTGTAGGTGAAGTTAAGATGGTGTTTGAAACTTTAAACGAGGGTATTAAAGTTAAAAAAGACACAATCAAAGAAAACCTAGGTAGTGCTTCAAAAGCAATGGTAACACCAAACGCTAAAAAACCAATCGTAGAGTCAAACGAGGCATTTGCAAGAATGCAAAAATTGGCTGGAATTATTTAATTTTTTAAACAAAAAACAAAAACAGAAAATGTCAAACATTAATTCTCTTTTAGAAAGCGCAGCATCTGGATGGAAAAACATGCAGAGCGACGCAGCTCGTATGGCCTCAAAATGGGCTAAAACGGGTCTTTTGGAAGGATTGAGCACAGAAGTTGAAAAAAACAACATGGCTTTGATCCTCGAAAACCAAGCAAAACAACTTGTTGTTGAGCAATCTTCTACAAACGTAGGTGGTGCTACTTTTACAGTAGGTCAAGGTGAACAATGGGCTGGTGTAGCTCTTCCATTGGTACGTAAAGTATTCGGTTCTTTGTCAACTAAAGAATTCGTTTCTGTACAACCAATGAATTTGCCTTCTGGTCTTGTATTCTTCCTAGATTTCCAATATGGTGATGCTAACGGTAAAGCTGCTCCTTCTGGTCCTTTTGGTCCTGGTGGTGACACTTATGGTGCTACTTCATCTATGTACGGTAATACTAACCCAGGAACTGCACTTGATGCTTCACAAGGTTTATACGGTGCTGGTCGATTTGCATACTCAATCAACCAATTCTCAGCTTCTGTATCTACAACTCGTGGAACTGCTCTTTGGTCTGATGTAGAGTATGATGCAACTTTATCTGCCTCTGTTGCTGCTGGTAACTACTCAAAAGTTACAGTTACTATGCCAACAACCCCAGGTAAACTTCCAGATTACAAAGGTGTTCGCGCATTCATATTAGCTTCAGGATCAGTTGCTGCTCCTCAAGCTGTACCAGTTTCTAACTTGTTACCACAATATACTACTACTAACGGTACTTCAACTGTAACCTTCATTTACTCAGGTTCAGCAACAGGCCTTAACGGTGGTGTACCAGGTACAGGTTCAGGTGCTACTAACAACTATGTATTCTACAACGTTCAACCACAAGATAACTACCGTGGTGATTTCGAAGATAACAGCGGTGCTGGTTACCCTAACGCTGATTCTACAGGTGCTGATCAATTAGCAATTCCACAAATCAATATCCAAATGAAATCTGAGGCTATTGTTGCTAAAACTCGTAAGTTGAAAGCACAATGGACACCAGAATTCGCTCAAGATTTGAACGCATACCAATCTTTGGATGCTGAAGCTGAATTGACTTCAATCATGAGCGAGTATATTGCATTGGAAATCGATCTTGAAGTATTGGATATGTTAATCCAAGATGCTAATGCATGGGATGAGTACTGGAACGTAGCAAACAACCAACAATTGAATTCTAACCAATCAGGTTATACTGATCTTGGTTTCTTCAACACACAAGGTCAATGGTTCCAAACTTTAGGTACTAAAATGCAGAAAGTTAGTAACAAAATTCACCAAAAGACTTTACGTGGTGGTGCAAACTTCATCGTAACTTCTCCAAGTGTAGCAACTATCCTTGAATCAATCCCAGGATTTGCTTCATCTTCTGATGGTGATGTAACTAAAGCTAGCTATGCATTTGGTATCCAAAAAGCTGGTCAAATGAATAACCGTTACACAGTTTATAAGAATCCTTATATGACTGAAGGTTTAATGTTAATGGGTTACCGTGGTTCACAGTTCCTCGAAACAGGTGCTGTATTTGCTCCATATGTGCCATTAATCATGACACCTCTTGTGTACGATCCAGATACATTTACTCCACGTAAAGGTCTCTTGACTCGTTACGCTAAGAAAATGATCCGTCCTGAATTCTTTGGTCGTATCTTTATCTCTAACTTGAACCTTCTTTAAGATTTAAGTTGAATAAAACATGAAGAGCCTGGCGAAAGCCAGGCTTTTCTGTTTTTCTCTAATATTTATTAGCAAATATAGTTATATGACAGATTTTAACAGAACTCCTGAAGCGCAGGAAGTATTTAAAGCAAAAAGAAAACCAAAAGGTCCGATTAAGTTCAACATTCAATTGAATGAAGAACAAAAATCCGCTAAATCTAAAATTTTACATAATACAGTAACCATATTACGTGGTAAAGCAGGTTCTGGTAAATCTTTATTAGCAGCTAATGTAGCACTTGATTTGTTATTTAGTCGTGAAATTGAAAAAATTATTATTACTCGACCAACTGTAGTAGCAGGACAAGATATTGGTTTCCTCCCAGGAGATGTTAATGAAAAACTTGCTCCATTTACTGCTCCTGTATATGAAAATATGCACCGTTTGTATAGTAAAGAAAAAATTGAAAAATGTATTTCTGAAGGTGAAATTGAAATTGTACCTGTATCATTTATGCGAGGTAGAAACTTTACTGATTGTTTAGTTGTAGTAGATGAAGCCCAAAACTTAACAGATAATCAAACTGAACTCCTCTTAACCCGTATATGTTCAGGTAGTAAAATGATTTTTTGTGGAGATGCTGCTCAAGTTGACTTAAGAGATAAAAAATCATCTGGATTTGATGTTGTGTGTAAGCATATGAAAGAAGTACCTGGATTTGAGGTAGTTACATTAGAAAAAAATCACAGACACCCAATAGTAGACGACATTTTAGAGGTATACAAATCATTTAGAGGATAGCCATATTTATAACAAAATATTGCTATGAATATTCCTATTTGGCCTGGCTCAAGTTCATTCCAACCCGGAGATACTCCATTTGGATTTTATGATAATGATCCACAATTTCAATCAGATGCTGATAAATTTGCAAAATTCGCTTCACAGCGTTTAGGATATCCTTTAGTTGAAGTTGAACTTCAAGACATCAATTTTTACACAGCACTTGAAGATGCTGTAACAACTTATGGAAATGAGTTATATGCATACCAAGTAGCTGATAATTTATTAACCTTCCAAGGTAACCCAATGACCCTTGAACCAGCAAATAATAAGCTTGTTCAAGAAACTATGGCAAACGTTGTTTTACTTTCAAACCAATACGGAACTGAAGCTGGTGTTGGAGGTAAAGTAACCTATTACAGTGGTTCTATCCAATTAAAAAGAGGCCAACAAGAATATGATATGAATGCTTGGGCTGCTTCACAAAATATTACAGGAGGTATTGAAATTAAACGTATCTATTATGAAGCACCACCTGCAATCATGCGATATTTTGATCCATATGCTGGTACCGGTACTGGTATGATGCAAATGCTTGATAGTTTTGGTTGGGGTTCATATTCACCTGCTATTAACTTCATGTTAATGCCTATTAACTACGACTTACAAAAAATTCAAGCAATTGAATTTAACGATCAAATTCGTAAATCACAATATACATTCGAATTGGTAAATAACCAATTAAAAATATTCCCAATTCCTGTAGTACATTATCATGATTTATGGTTTCAATATGTTAAATTAGATGAAACTAGATACCCATATGCTGATATTAGTGGAAGTTTAATTGTAACTCCTGGGGACGTACCATATGAAAACCCAATATATTCAAATATAAATTCAATTGGTCGTTCATGGGTATTTGAATATGCTTTAGCTTTAACAAAAGAAATGTTAGGATATGTTCGTGGAAAATATTCTGTATTACCTATTCCTGGATCTGAAGTAACATTAAATCAAAGTGATTTGATTACTGCTGCTGCAAATGAAAGAACAGCACTAATTGATCGTTTACGATTATATTTAGATTCAACATCACGTAAAGCATTACTTGAAAAGAAATCAGCAGAAGCAGATTACCAAAATAATATATTGGCTGATGTTCCAATGACAATTTTTATAGGATAATATGGCATTATTTGGAACCCAACGTGATGTATCCCTTTTTAGACACCTCAATCGTGAATTGATGTGGGATATTATCTCCCAACAATGTGCTTACTACCAGTTAACTGAACAAACTAAAGTAAACATTTATGGTGAAGCTGCAGGTGCTAAATACTATAATGGTCCTGTTTTACTTAATGTTTTAATTGAAAGAGGTGACAACCAATCACCAGTAGATGATTTTGGTGTAAGTTTTGATCGTCCTATGACATTCAGATTTTTACGAGATGATTTAGTAGGCAAAAACCCAGTTAATACGGGTGGTGGTCCTGATGTAGGTAACTATAATGGTACTCCTTATGGTGCAAATATTGTTCCTGAAGTAGGAGATATAATTATGTGGAATGAATCATATTGGGAAGTTGATAATGTAAATGATAACCAATTATTTGTTGGAAAAGATCCACTCTACCCATACAATCAAAACCCAATCAACCCAGGATTGGAAAATTTTGGTTCAAATTTATCAATTATTTGTGTAGCACATTATGTCCCTTCAGATAAAGTTCAAATTACAAGAGAAAGATTATAAATATGCCATCATCAAGAAAACCCAATCCTAAATCTCAATTAGAGATATCAACTAATCAGGTAGAACCTTATGTTTTTCCTGATACCGGGGAATCTTATGGTAATCCTAATATACCTTCTAATTTTAACCAATTTACAGCAAATAATCAGAGCGGAATACCATTCAATCGTTCTGAACAAATGTCTGTTAAGGATGATACTTACAAACAGTTTGTTGTAGGATTACAAGATATTGATGAAGCAATAATGTATTACTTTCAAAACGTAATACGACCATCTGTTTATCAAAATGGTGTACGAATTGAAGTACCTGTGATATATGGTTCACCTGAAAAATGGAAATCTGTACAAAAAGATGGATATTATAAAGATAAAAATGGTGCTATAATGGCTCCACTAATTATGTTTAAAAGAGATACGATGGAAAAAAACCGTTCTCTTACAAACAAATTAGATGCTAATCATCCTAACTTATATACTGCTTGGGCTAAAACATATAATCCAAAAAATGATTATTCAAATTTTAACGTATTAACAAACCGAGTTCCGGTAAAACAATTCGTTGTTAATGTAGTGCCTGACTATGTTAATTTAACGTATACATGTGCTATTCAAACATACTATGTTGAACAGATGAATAAAATAATTGAAGCAATTAATTATGCTTCTGATTCATATTGGGGTGATCCTGAGCGTTTTAAATTTAAAGCATCAATTGATTCATATAGTACAGCTATTGAGGTATCTGATAATTCAAATCGTATTATAAAAGGTACATTTACTATTAAATTATTTGGTTACATTGTCCCAGACACAATTCAAAAAGATGTAACTGCTGTTAAAAAATATAATAGTAAAGCTCAAGTTGTTATTGGTTTAGAAACGGTTAATAATATAGCAGAAGTGAAACCACCAATTAAAAAAGTTTCCCCTATATTTATAGACGATCAACAACTTGTAGTAAATTATATAGATCCTGCTGTGCTTCAATATTTAAACACTAACATACAAAAACTAGGAACAATCGTAAATTCAACCACAGTAACATTTGCTAGTGGTTGGTTAACAGCTCCTACAGGACTCCCAGCAACATCATTAAATAATTTTTCTATATTTTGTAATGGTACTTTAATTGAAATTACCTCTATAGTTTCATTTACTGAAAATGGAGGAACTACAACTCTTGTAATTGACCCATCAGTATTAGGATATGGTTTTAGTGCTGGAGATGAAGTAGTAGCAATAGGTAAGTTTAGTAATTAATTAATTTTTTTTTAAAATGGCAAAAGCAAAAGCACAAACAGCGATTTCATTTGTTAAAAAACCTCGCAAAAAAAGACCAGGAATTCACGCAAAATCTAAAGTAAGTAAAAGTAAAAATAGTAAAAATTACGTTAAAGTATACGTAGCACAAGGAAAATAAGATGTCATTAATTAAACCGGAACAGTTACGATCAGGATCATACAATATAACGGGTTCGTTATTTGGTACTTCATCCCTTGCTTTAACTGCTTCGTATTTTAGTGGTTCTATAACTAGTGCAATAAGTGCATCATATGCTTTAACAGCCTCATATGCTTTAAATGCTGGAGGAACTGGTACTCCATTTAGGATCTCCACAGGAAGCATTTCAGCTAGTGTAGATGTTGGACAAAATATCTTTATTATTACTAAAAATAATATACCTGTCTTAACAGTATCCCAAAGTGGAGTTATAATATTAGCTACTCAATCTCAGGAGCTTGTAGGTCCTGCTCCAAATGGTGGAATCTATTTTACCTCAGCATCATTCTATATTGGTCTTGATTAAGAATTACATATGTATAATAAAACAACTAAAATAAGAAAATAACATGGCAACTTGGAAAAAAGTCATTGTCTCGGGCAGTGCAGCAAACCTCTCAGCTTTACAAGTAGACAATTTAACTTCCGGTCAGGTAGTAATTGGTGGTGGTACAGGTAACTTATCAACTACAGCAATTAACGGTACTGGAAACATTGTAGCAACAACTGGTGCTACTGGATTAAACATGAGTGGTTCATTTAGTGGATCATTTCAAGGTAATTTTGTTGGTACTACTAACCTACCTGATTTAACCCAAGGTACTGGTATTACAGCATTTACTTATGATGGTGCAACTACAGCAACTGTAGCAGTAAGTGGTGCCTCTACTTTAAGTACAAATAATATTTCAAAGTGGACAGGTACAGCATTTGCTAACTCATCATTAACTGATAATGGTACTACAATTACAGGTGCTACTTCATTACAGTTAACAGGAGCCAGCTCAGCATTGACTGGTTCATTTAGCGGTTCATTTAGTGGTAATGGTGCTAATTTAGTAGGAGTTACAGCAACTGCTATATTCCCAACTTCTCAAGTAACTAACATTACAAGTACTGATAAATTCTTTATTAGCCAAAGTGGTAATGAATATATTACTTATGGTAACTTATTAACAGATTTAGCTGGTACTAATTTAACAGTTGAAGGTACAGATAGCTTAACACTAGCATCACAAATTTCAGTAACTGGAATTACAGCATCTTTGGCAGGTACTGCAAGTTGGGCTGCAAATGCCGTAACAGCTCTACGCTCTAATGAATTTGTAGTTACTGATACAACCACTGGTACAGGCCCATATTACGTAGTATTTACTGATGGAACTTCAGGAGCTCAAACTCCACGAGTTGATTCATCAGCATTAACATTTAATGCTACAACAAATACATTAACAGTAACATCATCATTTGCAACCCAAGCAGTAAGTGCATCATTTGCATCTTCTGTTAATAACTTAACAAATGCTATTACCAACAATGCTGATAATAGAGTATTAACAGCAACTGGTGGTGGTACAATTAATGGTGAAGGAAACTTAACATTTGACGGTACTACATTAACAGTAACAGGTAACCAAGTATTAACTGGTAACTTAGTAGTACAAGGTACAGCTTCATTCCAACAAACAACTAACTTAGAAGTTGCTGACCGATTTGTATTATTCGCTTCAGGTTCAAATTCAGCAGGAGATGGTGGTATTGTTATTCAACAAGCTACTCAAAATGTAGGTGAATTATTTGCCTATGAAAACTCAGTTAACCGTTGGGGTTTCACATCTTCATTTAATGCTTCCAACCCTTCATACACAGCAGCAGCTTTTGTAACTACTACAGAAGTAGGTACAGTAGCTCCAACAGCAGCCCCAATATATGGTGGTGCAAGTAATGGATTAGGTAATATTTATGTTAGATCTACTACAGAAGAAATATTTATCTACTCTTAATAAAAAGATTAAATTTAAATGGGGTAGATTAACGTCTACCCCTATTTTTTATAATTAATGTTATGGGTATTATAGACAAAATTAGACCAAATTCTCAACCACAAGAGACACCATCAAATCAACTTTCACAACAAGAAATAGAGGTTTTACTTTCTATGATTAGACGTACAACTTTCCTTGGAGAAGATTTAGAGCCTTTATATAATTTAGTTGTTAAATTGCAAGAGCAATATCTAGAACTGACTAAATAATAAAATATGAATTTATTTTCTGTAGATTTTTCCCACGCCGAATTAAATTTTATTCGACAAGCATTGGAAACCATTCCTATCCAAGGACGTGACGCTAAATTTTGTGCTTCTATCCAAATTAAACTTGAACATGAGTTAGAAGAAATTACTCAAATGATTAAAGCTGAAGAAGAAGCAAAAATGTTAGGTCTTCAACAAATCATCCAACATGAAGAAACAAAAACTTCAACCAGAAAAAGATAATAATATATTTATTACCGTATTATAGGCTCGAGAGAGAAGTGGACACAGCATATTCTGTGTAACCAACCGTAATAAATTTTATTAAATGCCAAACTGGAAAAAAGTCATAGTATCGGGCTCTAATGCTGCCCTGAATTCTTTAAATCTAATCAATGGAGCTACCATAACTGGTTCAGTTAATGTAACAGGAAGTGATATCATTTTAGCTCAAGGAAGTAATTTAGTAACTCATCACGTTAAAGCAGCAGCTTCAAATGGTACTGAAATTCTAAACAATACGGGAGGTACCGTCGCTTTATTCGGTGCTGGAGGTTCCTTAGGTACCACGTTTTATGGACAAGTAAATGGAACAACATTTTCAGGTTCACTTTTAGGAACAGCTTCATATGCAACTCAAGCTTTAACAGCATCTAATGCTTTAACAGCATCATTTGTCAATACACTTAATCAAAATGTACTAATCACAGGTAGTACTACAATTGGTGCATCTAGTTTAGGAGCTTCAGAAAACACATTAACTTTAGGTGCCCGTGATACTGCTAATGAAGGTGGACAAATAGGATTTAATGCACCAGGTGGTACTTATACATCAGCTTCGTTTATTGACATTTATCAAAATAGACTTAGAATACTTAAAGGTACAAATGCCGGTAGCACTGGTGAAGTTGCCAGTTGGAATCTGCATAACCTACAAATGTCATTACCAGCATATAATAGCACTTCAGCATTTCCAGGAACAGCTGCAGCTTATTTAGCAACTGATTCTGGTGGAAATCTAATTACAGTATCTGGTATTGCTGGTTCTCAAGGTGCTACAGGTGCTCAAGGTATTCAAGGTATAACAGGAACACAAGGAGCAATAGGTACACAAGGTGCCGTTGGAACACAAGGAACAACGGGTGCAACGGGTGCTCAAGGCACAACAGGTGCACAAGGAACTACAGGTACACAAGGTGCTGTTGGAACACAAGGAACTATTGGTACACAAGGTACAACTGGAGCCCAAGGAGTAACAGGAACTCAAGGTACAACTGGAACAACAGGTGCACAAGGTACAACTGGTGCCACTGGTTCACAAGGAGCCACTGGAGCAACAGGATCACAAGGAGCAACTGGTACACAAGGAACTAATGGTACACAAGGAGCTGTCGGTACTCAAGGTACTACTGGAGCCCAAGGTGTTACTGGTTCACAAGGAGCTACTGGAGTACAAGGAACAACAGGTGCTACTGGGGCTCAAGGTACTACTGGAGCAACAGGATCTCAAGGTGCAACCGGAGCCACTGGTTCGCAAGGAGCTACTGGAGCACAAGGAACTACTGGTACTCAAGGTGTTGTAGGTACACAAGGAACTACTGGAGCTCAAGGTATTACTGGGTCACAAGGAACCGTTGGTACGCAAGGAACTACTGGTGCTACTGGTTCACAAGGTACTACCGGAGCACAAGGTATACAAGGTGGTACTGGAGCAACAGGCTCACAAGGAACAACAGGTGCACAAGGTACCGTTGGTACTACTGGAGCGCAAGGAACAACTGGAGCACAGGGTACACAAGGTGTAACTGGTGCACAAGGTGCTACTGGTGCTCAAGGAACCACTGGAACACAAGGTGCTGTTGGTACACAAGGTACTACTGGAACGCAAGGTACTACCGGGACACAAGGAACAACAGGTGCACAAGGTACTACCGGAACACAAGGAAATGATGGTTCATTTGGTGGTGCTACCTTCGATTATACATTTGATACTTCAACAGCAGCATCAGACCCTGGTACTGGTAAAGTACGATTAAATAACGCGACTGAAAACACTGCTACTGCGATGTACATTGATTCTACTACAGATCAAGGTGCAAACATAGACTCATTTTTAAATACAATTAATGCTGTATCATCAGCTATAAAAGGATATGTTAGAATTGCAAACAGAACAGATGCAACTCAATTCCTATTATTCCAGATATCAGCGTTAACTAATAATACAGATTGGTGGACATTAACTGTCACTAACCAAGCATTCTCAGCAGCTTCTCCATTTACAAATAATGAAGATATTATAGTATCTTTTGTAACTACTGGTGATAAAGGTGCACAAGGAACTACAGGTACACAAGGTGCAACTGGAGCACAAGGAACAACTGGAACACAAGGTACAGTTGGTACAACAGGTGCTCAAGGTACTACTGGTACACAAGGTACAGTTGGTGCTACTGGATCACAAGGTGCTACTGGTGCACAAGGTACAACAGGAACGCAAGGAGCTGTTGGTACACAAGGTACAACTGGTGCACAAGGCGCAACAGGTGCACAAGGAACTACTGGTACAACAGGTGCTCAAGGTACAACTGGTACACAAGGTGCTGTTGGTACTCAAGGAACAACTGGAACACAAGGAGCAACAGGTGCACAAGGTATAACTGGAACACAAGGAACAGTTGGTACTACTGGAGCACAAGGTACAACTGGAACACAAGGTACTGTAGGTGCTACCGGATCTCAAGGTACTACTGGAGCAACAGGTGCACAAGGAACTACTGGTACTCAAGGAGCCGTAGGTACTCAAGGAACTACTGGAACACAAGGTGCAACT